CTCTTGGGATACTTCTGCAATCTCTTGGGCAATAACACCAAGTTGAACGCCTGTCTTGTCGATAGCATTTTGTGGATCTAGCTCAGTAACTTCATCTGCTAAACGATACTCAAAGTTTCGTACTTGAATCTGGCTAATAACATCTAAACCTGTGTTGTTATCAACAATGTTCTTTTTAAGTCTTGCATCTGAAGTTACAGACCATGTAGCAGAGTTATTACCTTGATATACACCACCACCTGTTGGGGAAATAAATCCTGTAGAATCGCCCTTACCAGCGATAACGCTATTACTTGCAGTGATGACTAATTGGTTTGTAGCAGAAGCAGAACTACCATTACATCTTCCAATAAATGTATTGTATGAGCCTGTTGTATGTCCTATTGTTGCATTACCAGAGTCTAAACCGATAAAAATATTTCCACTACCAGTAGTGTTTGCTGAACCAGCGCCAACACCAAAAGCACAACTTTGTGTGCCAGATGTATTTGCATTAAGTGCTAAACGACCTACCGCAGTGTTTTGGGCTGCTGTATTTGAACTCAAACATCCACTACCTACAGCCGTATTATTTCCACTAGTGGTCACTGTAACTAACGCTCCATCTCCCACTGCCACATTAAGTGTTCCTGTTGTATTAGCATACAACGCTTGATAACCTATTGCGGTGTTTGTCGCACCAGTAGTATTTGAGTAAAGTGCGGTATAACCTACTGCGGTGTTATTGGATGCGGTGGTGTTTGCTCTTAAAGAATATGCGCCAAATGCTGTGTTGTAATCACCTGTGCTATTTTGAAGAGCATAATCACCAAAAGCCGCATTACGAATACCGCTTGCATTAGCATATAAAGCCTGTCGCCCCATAGCAGTATTATCATAGCCAGCATTGTTTGAATACGCGGCTTGATAACCAACAGCCGTATTAGGCCCATTGGTGCTTGTATATAAAGACTGATAACCTACCGCTGTGTTGCTAGATCCGGTGGTGTTTGCACGAAGAGCATCAGCGCCAACAGCTACGTTATTATTTCCTGATGTAACTAAACGCATTGCCGAATCGCCGACTGATACATTATTTGTAGCGGTATTACTTGCAACTAGCGAATTAGCGCCAACAGCCACGTTATTTGTTCCGTTGGTGTTTGCAAACAAAGATTTATATCCAACAGCTACATTGGTATCGCCACTAGAATTTGTATAAAGTGCTTGGTATCCTATTGCAGTATTGTTTGGTCCTGTAGTTGAATTTGCAGCTTGATAACCAAAAACAGTACCCGCAGTACCACCACCCTTACCAACAGTAAGACCTTGAATTACAGCCCCGCCAGTATTAGTTAAATTACCTAAAGAATCCCAAGCAGCCAAAGCCGTACGAGCAGAAGTGCCGCCTGTATAAATAGTAAACCCGTCAGCAGGACCAACAGTTACACGACCGTTGCCTGTTACATAATCAACAATAGTTCCGTCAACGAATGATGCGCCAAAGTTACCAACAGCCAAGTAACCACCAGAAGCAGTAATATCACCAACAACGGATGGACTTTGAGACAGGGCTGCGTAGGTAGTAATTAAACTTGTGTACTCAACCCAGATGTTGTTTGTGCCTGATAGCGGGGCTGATGTGAACGTGATTGCATTGCCGCTGACTGTATAAGCAGAAGACGGGTTTTGAATGACGTTATCAATAGCGCAAATAATCTGCGCCACAGAAGCTACTGGGCGAGATAAAGTAAAAGTTACAGTTGAGCCATTACCACTAAAGTAATCAATAGCTGGGGTAAACCCTTGGGTCTGAACTGTATTACCTATATACGCCATATTAAACCGCAGTCAAAGCTGAAATCCAGCAGTCAACAGAAGTAGCTGCAGAAGCAGTCACCACCAAAGAATCAGATGCAATCATCACAACACGGTTGCCTTGAATAACTTCCAAAGAGCCGCCAACAGGAACAGTAGCTTGATACACCAAATAGTAGTTTACTGAACTACGGGCAATATAAGCATTAACTGTAACCGGCGATGCGCTAGTATTTGATAGGATAAGACTTGATACCGCAACAGTACCAGAGGCAATAGATGAAATAGCAGTTGAGCCAGATGTGCTGACGTTCTTTACTGCATACGAGGTATTTGAATAAGTTGCCATATTAGCCCATCATAAAGGATAAGAAGTACGCTTGGTCTGCTGTTGTACCCGTGTTTGCTGACCATGTCGGAGCTGTACCGTTTGATGTAAGTACATACCCGTTGGTGCCAATACCCAGTTTAGACAACGTAGTGCCAGTAGAGTAATAGGGTAAATCACCAGCAGTATAGGAAGTAAGCCCAGTACCGCCATAAGCCGTAGTAACCGCAGTGCCATTCCATACTCCCGAAGCAACAGTTCCTAATGCAGATACATTACCAGAAGAATCTAAATTTACAGACTTTTCTGAAGGGTAAGTAACAAAAACAGTTTTGGTACCAGCAGTAAAATTAACCAGACTGCCGCTATTAGAAGAAGCAAGAACAGTAGTACGAGCAAGAGTAGGCCCAGTAGTTGAGTACGTCCCAATACCAACCTCCCAATTTGCACCACCTTGATCTGCGATGGTGTAGAAGGTTGTGTTGGTGTTTCCAATGACTGCGAAACTCTGATACCCAGTAACTGCTCCAAGGAGCGTAACAGAACCCGTACCAGTAGTGGTCGTAGTTTCTTGGACACGATCTGCTAAGACTAACGCCATGTTAGTCCCCTATTAGCCAGCAGCGCTGAGTGTATAAGTAACGTTGATTGTATCGCCAGAAGTTACAGTTTTAGAACCGGCAGTAAATGCGCCAATACTAAACAAAGTGCCTGTGGTGTTATCAATCGCAGTAGAGCCACCCACGTTAATGAATGCGCCATACACAGTACCAGAGCCAGTCATAGAGAAAGTCACGGCTGCGGATGTGGATAGTACAGATGGGTTAGCAGACGTTGCTGCAGAGAAAGCTGGGGTTTTGCGGGTTCCAGAATATGTAGGAGCATTAGTGCCGCCAACCTCATACCATCCAGCATGAGATGACTGTGTATCTGTATAAGCAGGGGTAAACGTAGAAGAACCATTTGCGCCTCCTAGGCCCATAACAATAGCGCCGCCACCTGTGTTAGCAAAATAAGAATCCATTAAATTCTTACGACCTACGTTAGTAGTTAGGTTTTCAAAGGTATCAGACCACTTCTCAACGCCATCGGCGCCGTAGCATGTAGCAACGTATATACCTTCAAGGCCAACTGTCTCGGCTGTACCACCGCCATAAGAAGCACTAGCTCCGAAGCTATCGCCTAATTTTGTAATTTCAAAACTCATAAATACTCCTTAATTGGAAAAACGAATAATAGCGTCAGATGCCGTATTCGTTGGGAAAGTTATTGTAAACGTGTTTGTTGCTGTTTTATCGGACCCAAAATCTAAAACTGCTACTGCCGCATTAGTTGTACTATTATATATTAAAGCCCCTCTACAGGTAAAGGAAGCAGGATACCAAGTTACTGTAGCAAAAGATAAATAAGCCGTATAGTCACTAGTCTGTGGAGGAATAACAGTAAGAGTCTTACCACCTGCTGTATACCCCGTACCTGTAATCTCGCCAGTAGTTGTATAAGTTAGGGTTGTATACGATAGATCTGCATTTGCCGTATAAAGCGCAATTTTATAAGTATAAGGGGTTCCAATTGCAAAGTTCTCTAAAGCGCTTAAGCAGTTTTTCTTAAAGACGGTACATTGTCCTTGCTGAATCATGGATTAACCTTAATTTTAGCTTGACCATCACGATACGCATCACCACGCTCAAGGCCTGTTCCAAGACGGTTGAGCTGCATAAGAGCTTCGGTATACTTATCTTCATAATACTTAACCAAGTCAGCCTCACCTTTCATAAAGAGCATAGCTTCACGCATAGCGCCATAGAATAGGACTGGATCATAGTTGTCACCAAGCCAGCTTGTACCAGTGGAGTTATCTATACCTGTAATAGTGTAAGTAAACCCAGAACCAGAACCACCAACATTAACGTTAGAGCATGATAATATGTCACCAACAACATAAAAATTACCGCCATTTTTAATCGTGACAGAAGTAACAGTTTGCCCAGAAACAACAATATTTGCAGTTGCCCCAGAACCAGAACCGCCCGTTAATGGCACATTACTGTAGCTGCCATTAGTATATAAAGACCCACCAGATACCGTACCGCTACCAGAAATAGCCCCCTGCACAATAGATACTGGGTAATAAAAATAGTGTAGTTCTACGTTGTAGCTATTATTTGGGGTTGGTCCCATAATAAAAGAAAGCTCATTAGCGTTACTGTACTGAGAACCAAATAAAGCATAGTACTTAGGCAAACCAGTAGCCGTTGGATTTGGAAAAGATTCACGAATAAAGTTTACGTCTTTATTAAGCAAATACTTGTACGAACCATCTATATCAATAACAGCCATTGAATATGTAGACAAGTAGTCAGTTGGGCAAGATAAATACTTATTACTAGTCGTAACAGTACCCGTCACGTTTTTGCGTAACGATGGGATTTGAACCGAATTGTATACACGATCTTCCGCTTCCATTACAAAGCGTGGGATATTATTTACAAATAACGACTCCGTATTTTCGGAATAGTCTTGAATTGCTTGGTACAGTTGTACGTAGTTCATTTGGGTTTAACCCATTTTCCCGCTAATCTTACGACCTTTAGTAGCAGCACCATAACCACGCATTACACCAACACCATATGGGTTGTCGCTTTTGTAGTTACCCTTGCTAATTCCACCAACAGAAACGTTTAATACATCTGTTACAGGACCGTTAATTTTAGGGTTTTTAGTTACTACTTCAGGAGAAGCGGCATGAGCGTTTGGCATTGGCTGCTTGTACACACCAATATCATTACCACCACCTGTAGGATAACTAAACTTTGTATAGGAACTGGCATCTTTGTTTTCTTTAGCATGACCCAATGGGTAGCTAGTAGCTGCAGTTACTTTAACTTTTTTCTCGATAGCCATGATTAGCCTTATTTTTGGTTATTAGCACGAGCCATATTACGTCCTACCGCACGCATAGCTTTGCCTGTTACGCCCAAAGTTTTTTTACCGCCGGTTTGTACGCCAGCTGTTGGGCCTGAATCACCAAGGTTTTTACCCTTAGTTTTACCTTTTTTCTCAATGCCGTTAGCACCTGATTTAAATGTCATAATAAACTCCTAAGTTGTTGATATTGTTACTGTACCTACTTGCCCTACTGCAATCAAATAATTTGGCGTTAATACTGTGTCAAAAGAACTTGCTCCACCAACAGGCTGCCAGCCCCATTGAAACACTCTACTACCACCCTCTGGGTATCCAAACTGATCTACAGCGTTACCATTAGTATCAACAGTTTGCAAACCACTATTACCAGACATTTGATAGCTTACATCAGGTCTTGGTTCCCGTACAGCTTGGGGGTCATTTACTGGATATAGACCAAGAGACAACTGCGGTTGATCTGGGTCCCAGCAAGATGGGCATACCTTAATCTGATACAACTTAGTCTTAATGACTTCTTTTTTTAATTCTTTAAGCATGTACCGCTGAGCACATCTATCACACTCTGCAATCGCATACTTACCCGAAGCATATTTACTAGGCATAATTTACCTTAATAAAACAACTGTCGTGGCACAAATCTGTCAGCCGCTTTTTCCCTATCCTCTTGTGAAGCTAATAACCATTGTTGCTCATAATCTGCTTTTAACATTGGAATACGATTAGGGTCTACGTCTGGTATTTTAATGCTTAGATTATAAGCTAATCCAGCTACTAAAGCGGTTACAAGGCGGAATGGAATGTCTTGAATATTTATACCATCACCAGCGTCTTGGAGGCGGCGTAAGCGATAGTACACAAATGTATACTGATTGCCTGGAGAATTAGGGGTAGGCCAAACGTTAATGCAAGGCAAGTTGTTTGTAAATACTGAATCCCCAGCAGCGTGCTGTGCCGCAGTTGTACCATTTTGACCACGCCAAGCGTTAAGGATCTGATTTCCTACAATGTTCTGATAACCAACAGTTTCTGTAACGCCGTTTGTAACAATATTAATAAAACCCTGAGTAGGTAGAGTTGAGGCATTTGTAAGTGTTATAGTTGTATCTGTAGCAGATATGGGGTATCCAGTAGCAATAGTAGTATTTGCAATGTCAGCGGTATTACCCGACTGGCGGTTTATATATACCTGAATTGGACGCCCATTAGCATTTTTGTTAGGAATAGAGAGGTAAGTAGGCTCTGCAATACGGGTAATGTTAATGTCAATCTGGTTGTTACCTTGACCATTATTAGTACGAATTACATGGTCTAACAAGTCAATAGTATCTACAGGCAACGGATAAATAGCCTGTTCTGTATTCATCAAGATTTGACCCTGCTCTACAGTCCACAGGTTAATACCTCTATTAGCCCACTCAATAGAAAGCAGGTTGAGGCTTCGCCGGGCTGTGCGCAAGTCATAACCAGAACGTAGCTCTTTTCCGCAGCGCTCAAAGGCCTCTTCGACTAAGTCGTTAAGGTCTAGGTTAAATTGACTTAATCCTGATGTACTAGCCATTTGGCTCCCACGCTATTCCAAGTCTTACAATTAATAAATCTATTACAAAAAAACTTTCGTCCCCATCTTCTACTATCTCAAATCCAAGACTAACGCCCTTGATTAAATGTAGAAATACTGCCCAATTACTCACTTCTTTTTTGCCGTTTTAGCAGATTTAACAAAGTCCGCTTTACTAGGCGCACCTTTAGATCCAACAGAACGCATCTTTTCACCAGAGCCAGCTTTAATACGTGCCCGCTTCTTATGAATATTTTCATACAAACCACCTTTAGCAAACGTATCGGCTGCAGTTAAAGAACCAGGTTTAGCCAATAGTTTTTTTGCTATAGCGGCAGGTGTACCGCCAGCAGTAGTAATTACAGACTTGCCAGCGCCCTTACCCATACCGGATACTTTTCCGCCTTTAGCGTACTGAGTAAAATCAGTATTATCCCTACGAGGCTTTTTAACCCCTTTAGGCATTTTAGAAGGAGCTATATCGCCCATACCCCGGCTACCTCTCATAACTTAGCAAGCCCCGCCAGACTTCATAGAAATCATTGTGCCTTTAGT